TTCAACGCCAGTTCTTAATGGTTCATTAATTCTTGTTATATTTTTAATAGGAGTTTTCTTAGCCGTTTTAGGAGTAAACGACGGAGGTGCTAATAACTGATTAAGCCGTTCAGTGATGGTTGGATAACTTCGTAATGCTGCTTCAGTAGGATAAAAACGGTCATTTGGTTCAAGTGCTAAATCAATGGATGTAATGGCCTCTCCACGTTTCTGTGCTGCTTTTAGTCTTTGTCTCTCCTTTTTTGCTGATAGATTTGATAAAAGTTGTTCTTTTCGTAGTAAGGCACGGTTATATAAATCTTCTTCTTTTCTTTGCTTTTTTTCTTGTATTAATCGTGGAATATACGAAGACTCAATTCTTTTTATTTCTTGTCCTCTCTGAAAGTTTGCAACGCGTGTATCTTGTCCTTTTTGAGTGATTATTCTTGGATTAGCAGGTATCACAGTACCAGAAGTATCAATGAGATTTGCCGTTGCAGGATTGTAGCGTAGTGGAAGATTAGAAACTGACGGAATTGCTTTTGTAGGAACCAATGCAGTTGAAGCAAAAGAAGATACATTAGGAGTTGGAACTGTTGGAATTGGGACTGCATTTACAGGTCCTTGGCGTACTGCTGGTTTCAAACTTGAGACATACAAGACTTGAGCAATGGAGTCAGTATTTTCAACACGACGCACGTCTCCAAAGGTTTCTTCTAGTTTCTTCTTCAACATGGGCCACTGATCCTTGATAGGTTGCAGTTTTTCATAACCGCCTTCGTCGATGATTGCGTTCAAGACTGCCTCTGATTTATAAGCAGGAAGAACTTCATTTAAGCGATCTTTGACAGCATTATAGGCAAAACTTTTTGCTTGGAGTTCAACAGAAGCAGGGTCAACTGTTTCATGTGCCGTATCAATCAAACGCTGAGCGTAATCCTCATCGGATTCTCCTTCTCGTTGACCAACTTCCATGCCAGTATTTCGTGATTTGATTTCGTCTTCATAAGCAGTAAGCGATTGTTGATTTTCTTTACTAATTTTAGATCTCTGTGCATCATATTCCATTTTATTTGTAGCATAATCTTTCCATTCTTGTTCTAGAGTTGCCACTTTCATTTCACTCTCTTTTACTGCATCTCTCAATTGCTGGTCAATCGGTGCATAATATTGTTGTGCTTTATGGAATTCGGAAATTGATAAACTTCCATTATCTAAGTTTTGGTTAAGACCACGAAAAATATCCTGAATCTTTACGATTCTCCTACCAAGTTCATCTTGTTTTGCAAATTCTTGACGAGCAAGTGCTTCAATATTTGCTTTATAGGTTGCTTCATCTGGAAATTCAGGAGGCAAGGTCTTTAGATTTATAGCAACTCCAGGTGGCCGAAATTTATAGAAAGTTCCATTGATTTCAACTGGTTTTGCATTTTCATTCTGGAAATCCTTAATCATGGCTTCTGTTGTTTCACTTTTGATCTTCTTTTCAATAAAAGGAGGAGTATTATTATTTAAAATAGTTTGGATCTGGATCTGATCTAGCAAGTCCTTCATGCTCAAGTCCTCTGGCTTCAAAACATTTACAGGAAGTATATCCGTCATTTCATATCTTGCATTGTTGATATCATCTGGAATCGGTTCGTGGGATTGCTTAAGGTACGATTGTGTCTTTATGGTCTCCTCAAGATCCTTCAAGTTTAGGGCATTTATTTTGTCTTGAAAAGGATTGCGTGGCACACTCATATACTTTACGTTAGATAAAAAAAGATTTCAACTATTTATGTGCACCAAAAAGAAATAAAGGAAAAAGTTTAAAAATTATTATCTCATGTCTATATTATATGGCGATGACTTCAGACAATTACTCCTTTGAAAAATCAACTGAAAGCCAGGCTTTAGAGGATAACACTCCCTACAAGAGCAAGACATATTCATACATAAATGATATAAATTCTGGCGTCTATAACAATAACGGTTTAAGTCTTGTGCAATTTGATATGTCGTCCATCTACTCTTCTACAAGCTTTTCAGACGCTCAGGACATGTTCATTTCAATTCCTATCGTCATGTCCGCCGTCTATTCTAACGGAGCGACTGGTCAAGCCGCTCCCCCTGTTGATGGGTACTCTCGTGTCTCACTTAAGAGCAATTTCGCACATCTAATTCACCAAATCGAAATAGTTTGCAATGGTAAAACGGTCCAGGACATGCAGCCTTACATTTCAATTTACAAGCACTTTAAGATGCTTTCCCAGATGACTACCAATGATTTGGCTAATAACGGCAGTACTTTAGGATTTTCGGATGTTCTAGACAGTGCTACTTCTATGCGATGGAAGGCTGGCTCGGGCTCGACTGCACAAGACAGCGGTTCCTATCTTACAAATAACCGAGCAGAGGCAGGGGGGACGGTATCAGGCCCAGTCCAGAACATTGCTGGAGTTCAAAACGTGGGCTGCGTGAACGCTGCACTTCAGCAAAGGATTGGGCGATACATTGATACATCAGGCAACACGGCAGCAAACAATTTTATCGGAACCCTTATTACCAAAACTCAGTTGAATACCGAACTCCGACCTTTCTACGAAGTTCAGAATAACGTGGGACTTTGGTACGACTACTGTGTTATACGCGTGAAGGATCTGTGTGATGTTCTTGCACAAATGGGGCTTACCAAGAAACTCGATATTCTTCTTCGTCTCTACGTCAACACCGGGTCAGTTACGGTCGGAGTTGCTGGGACTACTTCTACTGCAAATGGTTACTACTACACGACCCAAAGCGCATCGACTTTTACTAATACCTGCCCAATTACAGTCAATTACACTGGCGGTGTTCATGCTGATGCCCTTACTCAAATCGTGGCTGGGTGCTACATTGCACGTACTCCAGCAGTCTCCATTCAGGGAGTTGCTATTGCTTCTTACTCGAGTCAGATGAATGCATGCCGATGTTACTACAGCGTTATTGAACTTGACCCAGAAAAAGGACGTCTTTACCTTGAGGCTAATCTTAACAAGCGTATCGTGTACGAATCCGTTGTCACGAACAACTACAACGGAATTGCTTCTGGAGCATCATTCAGTCAATTGGTTCAGTCCGGAATTCGTGCGCCCCTTGGATTGCTTGTAGTCCCTTGTATTGCTTCGACCGCATTTGGAAATATTTCAGAATGGGGGTCTTGTTTCGATACGTTCCCAGCGACGTTTGCCCCGTGTTTGTCTCTTACCAATTTCCAAGTAACTCTTGGTGGTGTCCAAATATTCCAGGGTACCGGTTCGCTTAACTACGCTTTCGAGCAGTTCATTGAACAGATTTCGTCTGCTCGCGATACTACAGCGGGCACCTTGGGCTTTTCAGTGGGCTTAATAAATCAAAAGTATTGGGAATCGAATAAAGTATACTACTGTGATCTTTCACGAGGAACCCGGGCTGATAAGGAAATGGCGCGCAATCTGAATATTTCGTTCCTGAATAACTCTGCCGTGGCGATTGATATCCTTGTCTTTACCATCTTTAACGATCAGATAATTTTGAATGTCTCAAATGGCGCTGTTCAACGTTTGTAATGGGTCCAATTGTGATTATAAAAAAAATTGATTTAGATACGAAATGAAATATAATGTATAATGCCTCGCACAGCAGTTGATTATTCAAAAACCATTATTTACAAAATAGTATGTAATGATTTGACCGTGAAAGATGTCTACGTTGGAAACACAACAGATTTTAGAAAACGAAAAAATAAACATAAATCATCTTGTAATACAAATAAATCTTATAAAATTTACGAAATCATTCGTGATAATGGTGGTTGGGAAAATTGGGTAATGTTGGAAATAGAAAAGTTTCCCTGTAAAGATAGTAATGAAGCACGAACGCGAGAACGATATTGGTTTGAGCAATTGAATCCAACATTAAATGCAATTATACCTATTGCAACTGAAGAAGATAAAGAAAAACGAAAAGAATACGAAAAAAAATATCGTGAAGAACATAAAGAAGAAATAAAAGAATATCATGTAAACAA